AGGCGCTGCCCTCCCCTGCCCAGCACAAAAAGAAAGGCGGCACGATGGCCGATCGCAAAACGCGAACGCTGACCGTCGTCGAGGGCGGCGCACAGCCTCCCAAGCCGGCCAAGAAGGCGGCGCCCAAGAAGCGGGCGGCGCCCCGGAAGCGGACGCTCGAACACGCCGGCAAGCTGACTCGGAAGACGGCGCTCGAAACGCTGCGGGACCGGCTGGCGGCGGCGATCGACGATCCGCGCGCGCACCCGCGGGACGTCGGCGCGTTGTCGAAGCAATGGCTCGACGTGCTCGCGCAGCTGGACGCGCTGAACGGTAAGAAGCCGGCCGGCGCCGGCAGCACGGAAGATGGACCGTCCGCGGTCGTGAGAACGCCGAATGCCGACTGGGACGAAGACGCGATCTAGCTCGACGACGCCGAAGAAGGGTCGGGCGACACCGAGCCGGCCGCGGTCCGGTCCGGCTGGTGGCCGGCCACCGACGAAGCCGCTCGACGGGCCGCGGCTGTCCGAGGTAGCGCGGCATATCGTCCGGCCGGACGGGATCGTGAAGACGGCGTGGCCGGCGATCCGCGACACGTGCAACTCGGTTGGCTGGACGTTCGACCGTTGGCAAGACGGGCTCGGCCGGCTGATCACTGCGCTGGACGGGACCGGGCTCTATGCGTCGGACACGTCGGTTATCTCGATCCCGCGGCAGGTCGGGAAGACCTACCTGATCGGCTGTATCGTCTTCGCGCTCGCGCTGCTGACGCCGGGGCTCACCGTGATTTGGACGGCGCACCGGACGAAGACGGCGAAGGAAACGTTCGCGTCCATGCGGGCGATGTGCGAAAACCCGCTGGTCAAGCGGCACGTGAAGGACGTCGTGCTGGCGCGCGGCGACGAGGGTATCTACCTCAAGAACGGCTCGCGCATCATGTTCGGCGCTCGCGAGAACGGCTTCGGGCTCGGCTTCGCGAAGGTCGGCGTCCTGGTGCTCGACGAGGCGCAGCGACTCACGTCCAAAGCAATGGACGACCTGATCCCGACGATGAACACCGTCGAGAACCCGCTTGTGCTGCTCACGGGTACGCCACCGCGGCCGACGGACGCCGGCGAAGTGTTCACGATGCTTCGGCAAGACGCGCTCGACGGCGAATCGGAAGGCACGCTGTACGTCGAGTTCTCCGCGGACCGCGACGCGAACCCGGACGATCGGGCGCAGCTGCGGAAGGCGAACCCGTCGTATCCGCACCGGACCAGCGAGCGCGCGATCCGGCGTATGCGGAAGAACCTCACCGAGGACTCGTTCCTCCGCGAGGCGTTCGGTATCTGGGACGAGAACGCTCACCGGCCGGTCGTGACGGCCGCGCGCTGGCGCCGGCTGCTGCGGACGCCGGCCACCGTGCCGCCGTGCCCGCGGGACGGGACCAAGCCGAACGGCTTCGGTATCGACATGAACCACCAGGGCCGGATCAGCGTCTCGGCGTGCTGGCTCGACGAGGACCAGGCGCACGCCGAAGAGGTCTGGGCCGGCGACGACACCGAAGCGTGCGTGGAGTGGGTGAACGACGCGTGGCGCCGTGCCGGCCGGCGGACGGTCGTTGTCGTCGACTCGGAATCGCCGGCCGTCTCGATGGTCGTCGACTTGGAGAACAAGGGCGTGATCGTGGTCGTGACGTCGGCGCCGATGATGGCGGCGGCGTGCGGTGCTGTGGAAAACCGGCTCAAGGCTGGCACTCTGACACATGGCGGACTCGAAGGTGAGCAGGTGCAGGTGACGAACGCAGTGGTGAAGGATGGTCGCAAGCGCGCGATTCGCGGCGCCGGCTCTTGGGGATGGGACCGCCGGAACCCGGCGTCGCAGATTCAACAGGCAGTGTCGCTCACACTGGCAGTATTCGGCGCGACGAAGAACAAGCGATCGGTTCGCCGGTCATCCGACGCAGGACGGGAAGCGGTGCTGTTGTGAACCAGGATCAGAAGACCACCAGCGAGACGTTCACGTTCTCGATCCCCGATCTGAACGATGACGTGCTGGCGACGATCAATCGGCTGTACGCGCAGCTGGTCGCGCGGACCCCGCGGAACCTACTTCGAGCGCTGCTCTACGACGGCAAGTACGTGATCGACCAGATCGGCGAAATCATCCCGCCGACCTACCTTCGGACGGCGACCGTGCTCGGCTGGTCGGCGAAGACGGTCGACACGCTCGCGCGTCGCTGCAATCTCGAAGAGTTCATTTGGACCGACGGCCGCACCACCGACGATTCCGGCCTGTCCGAGGTCTGGGACGAGAACTTCTTCGCCACGAAGTCGAACATGTCGATGGTCTCTTCGCTGATGCACGGGCCGGCGTGGCTGATCAACACGACGGGCGGCGCCGGCGAACCGGACTCGCTCATCCACGTGAAGAGTGCCCTTCACGCAACGGGCGACTGGAACGCGCGCCGGAACGCGATGGACAACTTGCTCTCGATCACCGACCGCGACGACAAGGGCAACCCGTCGGCGATCGCGCTGTACCAGGACGGCATCACCGTGACGTCGCAGCTGAACGCGCGAACGGGCGTCTGGGAATCGGACTACTCGACGCACGGGCTCGGCGTGCCGGTCGAACTGATGCCGTACAAGCCGCGCGAGGACCGGGCGTACGGGTCGAGCCGGATCAGCCGGCCGATTATCTCGATCCAGAAGCGCGCGCTGAAAGCGATCGTCCGCATGGACGGTCACGCCGACGTGTACTCGTTCCCTCAGCTGATCTTGCTCGGCGCGTCCGGCTCGGCGTTCAAGAACGCCGACGGCTCGCTTAAGCCGGCGTGGCGGGTGGCGCTCGCGCGCGTCTTCGCGCTCGAAGACGACAAGGACGAGCCCGACGCGCGACGGGCCCGCGCGGACGTGAAGCAATTCCCGGCGTCGAGCCCGGAACCGCATATCAAGATGATTGAGCAGATCGCGCAGATGTTCTCGGGCGAGTCGTCGATCCCGGTCGAATCGCTCGGCTTCACCAACCACGCGAACCCGACGTCGCCGGACGCGTACGTTGCCGCTCGCGAAGACCTGATCGCCGAGGCCGAAGGCGCGATCGACGACTGGAAGCAAGCGATGCGCCGGTCGATGATCCGCGCGCTCGCGATCAAGAACGGGCTCGACTCGATCCCGGCCGAGTACGCAGCGCTCGAACCGAAGTTCCGACCGCCGATCTACCTGTCGAAGTCCGCGCAGGCGGACGCCGGCTCGAAGATGCTCGGCGCGGGCCCGGAATGGCTCAAGGAGACGTCCGTCGGGCTCGAATTGCTCGGGCTCACCCCGCAACAGGCGAAGCGCGCGCTCGCCGAGAAGCGTCGGCTCGGATCGCTGAGCCTGGTCGACAAGCTCACCGCGGCGCCGGCCGGCGACGAGGACCAGGACCAGCCGGTCGACGAGGGCGTGGCCGATGGCGCTCGGAGTTCCTGAGTTCCGGCGCGCGCTGGTCAAACTCGGCGACGCGCTGGACTCGGACGTCGTGAAGCTGGTCGGCGCGCTCGCGACGCAGGACACCGCCGGCGCGCTCGCGCTGATCACCGACGCGTATCCCGACCTGGTGACGCCGTACCTCGCCGCGGCCGGCGACCTGTCGGCGACCTGGTACGAGGACCAGGCGCCGGACGTCGACTTCATCGCCGAGCCGGCCGCGCTTCCGTCGATCGACCAGCTGGCCGCGAACGGCCGGTACGCGCTCACGACGTCGAAGCCGGCGTCCGTGCTGGCCGGCGCCGGCCGGCGGCAGATGTTCAAGGCGCACCGAGAGACGATTCTCGAGAATGCCGCGCGCGAGGGCGTCGCGTGGGTCCGTGAGGCGCGTCCGGGCGCGTGCGGATTCTGCCGGATGCTCGCGACGCGGGTACTCACCGAAGGCTTCGGCGGCGCACCAGGGAACTACCTCACCGAAGAGTCGGCGAACGCGACACCGCACACCGAGGACGCCGAAGGGCACGATCACTGCCGTTGCGTCTCCGTGCCGATCCGCGGCGGCGTGCCGTACCGGGTGCCGGCCTACGTCGCCGGCTGGCTCGACGACTACGAAGCGGTATCGCGCGACGACGCCGGCCGGCTCCTGCCTGTCTGGAAGATCGCCGACGAGATGGAGAAGCGCGGCGCCCGTCGCGGGAACCCGGTCGAGGCGCCGGCACCGTCGCCGGCGCTCGCGCAGATCGTCGACCTGGACGCGAAGCGGCCGGCGCCGTCGAGCACCAGGGCGCCGGACGGCTCGCCGCTCGCGCTCACCGCGGCGCCCGTCCGGCTCGCGATCGAGGCTCGGAAAGCCGTCACCGCGCCGGCTCCGGGCGACGTCGCCGACTGGCTCGCTGCCAACGATCAGAACTGGGCCGCGCTCGAAGCGTTCCGCGCGCTGGACGCGATCGAACTTCCGCCGGCCGAGCGCGAGCCCGATCCGGGCCCGGTCGAGCCGAAGACGATCGGCGACCAGCTGCTTGCCGCGCTCGACGCTGCGAAGCTCGCGCTCGACGAGCCCGACGACCGGCGATCGGCGTCCGCCAAACAGAAGGCGTTGCGGAAGGACCACCGCCGTATCGCCGTCAGGATGGCGCAACGCGAACTCGACGACGCGATCGCCGACGGCCGCGCGAACCAGCCGATCCCGACGAAGCGCGCGAAGTCCCGTCCGTTCGCCGAGGTCGAAGCCGAGCGTCGGGCCGCGGCCGACGTCGCGATCGACGCGTCGGTGGCAGCGTTCGAGGAAGCGTGCGCGACGGGCGACGACGACGCGATCGCGGCGGCGTGCGACGCGATGGAAGCGCTCGAAGAGGCCGAGCAGAACCGGCGGGCCGCGGCCGACGCGCAGCTGGCGAAGATCGCCGAGAAGCACGAACGGCAGCGGCAGCGTCGCGAAGCCGAGCGGGCCGCGATCCAGGACGAAATCGCGGCCGTCGCCGAAGCGAACGAGGCGCAATCCGACGAAGACTACTGGCAGGCCGAGGCCGAAGTGATGGCTCGACGGACCGGCAAGTCGGCGTCCGAAGTGCTGCTCACGATCCGCAAGCGCGAGTTCGTCCGGCAATCGGCGTTCAAGGGGAACGGCTTTGAGGACACGTTGAAGAACGAGTTCGCTCACCTGGTCGAGCAGGCGTACATGCGGGCCGAGGACGCGACGAACGGCGTGATGACGAACAAGAAGCACGGCGCGAAGTTCGACCCAAAGCAACTCTGGTACTGCAACGATGCGACCGCGCGGAAGGTCATGTCGGAAGAGATGGCCGGCTGGTTCGATGCGAACGGCGGGCGGATCACGCTTCCCGTCATGCGCGAAATGGTGCTGTCCGGCGAGAACTTCGCGAACCTCACAGTGATGAATCAGGACTACTTGCAATGAGCTTCCGAGACGACGCGATCGAGGCGCTGCGCGCCGGCCAGAACGCCGGCGTCGATGACGTCAACCCGTACACCGAGACGTCGCGAATCCTGGCGAAGGTGTGGGAACGCGGCTGGCGTTCGATGGCCGCTATCCGCACCGGCACCGGGCCCGGACGGGCGCCGTTCCTATCGGGCGACGCCGACACGGGTTAACCTGCTGGTATCCGTCACCGAACCGGGACGGACCCACCAGAAGCCCGAACCGGGAGACGCAACAGATGAAGTTCGACCGAATGAAGCTCTATTTGCCCAACGACGGCGGCGACCAGGGCGGCGGCGCAGACGGCGCCGGCGCGGGTGGCGGCGCCGGCGCTGGCGGCGACAATGGCGGCAACCAGGGCGGCGGCGCGGGTAACGCCGGCGACCAGTCGAAGCAGAAGCGCGATCCGTTGTACGCAGACCTGCCGGACGATCATCCGCTGGTCAAGGCACACGAACGCGTCAAGGCCGAGAACACGGACTTGAAGCCGAAGGCGAAAATCGTCGACGACGCCGAAGCGGCGAAGCGGACGGACGCCGAGAAGATCGCCGATCTGCAAAGCAAGCTCGACGCACAGCCGAAGGCCGTCGCCGGCGCGCTGCGCGATCACCTGGTCGAACTCCACGGCATCGAGGCAGCCGACGCCGAACTGTTCCTCACTGGTGACACGCCGGAACTGATGCTTCGGCAGATCAAGGCTCTGCTCGAAAAGGCGAGCGGCGCCGGTCCGAAGCGCAAGAACTACGTCCAGAAAGAGGGCAACCCGAACGGGCAGCCCGCGGCCGACGAGAATAAGACCTTCGTGAAGGCACTCTTCGGCGGCGGCGAAGCCGACTGATCGGGTAGTCCGCAACAGACCAGGAAGGTCTTACGAGCATGGCTACTTTTGGCACCGGGCAACTCAAGAACCTGCCCCGCAACATCGCCGACGGCATGGTGAAGGACGTCGTGCAGGGCAGCACCGTTGCTGCTCTGTCGGCTCGCCGGCCGCAGCGCTTCGGCAACGAGGACATCATCACCTTCACGGGCCGGCCGAAGGCCGAGTTCGTGGGTGAGGGTCAGGCGAAGTCGTCCACCACGGGCGAGTTCGACTTCGTGACCAGCACTCCGAAGAAGACGCAGGTCACGATGCGCTTCAACGAGGAAGTCCAGTGGGCCGACGAGGACTACCAGCTGGGCGTTCTCGACACGCTCTCGGAGGCCGGCGCCGAGGCTCTGGCACGCGCGCTCGATCTGGGTCTGTATCACCGGATCAACCCGCTCACCGGAACCGAGATCGAGGGCTGGTCGAACTACCTCAACGCGGCCGAACGTCGCGTCGAAATCACGGCCGGCACCGCTTCGGCGCCCGAACTGACCGTCGAGGCGGCGATCGGGCTCCTGGTGGCGAACGGGCACCCGACCCCGGTCAACGGGCTCGCTCTGCATCCCTCGCTCGCGTGGGGGCTGTCGACTGAGCGCTTCGACGACGGCCGGAAGAAGTACCCGGAACTCGGGCTCGGGATCGACCTGGGCTCGTACAACGGGCTCCGCACGTCGACTTCGGACACCGTGGCCGGCGGCGACGAGGCGCTTCCCGAACTCACCGAGGCGCGCGCGGTCCGCGGCATCGTCGGCGACTTCGCGAACGGCATCCGGTGGGGCGTTCAGCGGGAAATCCCGCTGGAAATGATCAAGTACGGCGATCCCGACGGTCAGGGCGACTTGAAGCGTCACAACCAGATCGCGCTTCGGCTCGAAATCGTCTACGGCTGGTACGTCTTCACCGACCGCTTCGTGGTCATCGAAGACGCCGTGGCGTAGGCGCCGGACACTCACTCGCTACAACGAAAGCAGAAACGATGAAGCTCAAGAATCGACTCTCGGGTGTCCAGGTGAGCGTTCCCGACGCGCTCGCCGAAGAACTGCTCGACAAGGGCACCTATCAGACGCCGGAGGACTACGACGCCGACGAGCGCGAGCGGGCCGCGGCCGAGCGCGACCGCCTGGCCGTGATCGCCGGCCTGGAGGACGACGGCGACGGTGGCGTTCACCGGAAGCCGACCGCGGCCGAGAAGCGCGCGCAGGCGAAGGCCGAGAAGGAAGCCGCGGAAGCGGCCGAGCGCGAGGCAGCCGAGAAGGCCGCGGCCGACGCGGCAGCTGCCGGCAACTGACGGGAGGCGGGGCGCATGACTGAACCAATCGACGATGAGGACCAGGCCGTCGGGCCGATCCTCACGCCGGACGACTTGAAAGCGTTCGCGACGATTGCCGAGCCGAAGGCGAAGGCGATGATCGAGGACGCGATCGGGACGGCGTTCATCCATGCGCCCTGCATCCTGGCCGACGACTTCGATCCGCAGAAGCGGGCCGCGGCGAAGGCGATCCTTCGAGGCGCCGTGCTGCGATGGAACGAGGCCGGCAACGGCGCCGTGACCACGCAGACCACGATGAGCTACGGGCAGACGGTCGATACCCGGCAGCCGCGGAAGGTGATGTTCTTCCCGTCCGAACTGGACGCGTTGCGCCGGCTCTGCCGGCCGGCGGACGACACCGGCGGCGCGTTCTCGATCGACACGCTGCCGGTCCGAGACGGCATCGTTCACGCCGAAATCTGCTCGATCTACTTCGGCGGCGGGTGCAGCTGTGGCGCATTGCTCACGCAAGGGCTCCCGCTGTACGAGCGCGATCACGGTTGGGGCTGATGGAGTTCAACGTCCCGGAACCGTTCGAGGTCACGCACATTACGAAGGTCGCGACCGGAAAGAACCCGGCCGGCCAAACCACTTACCGCGACGTCCCGCGGAAGCGCATGGTCCGCGCGTTCGAGCCGGCCGGCGCGTCCGAGGTCCAGACGGCGCAGCTGGCCGGCCGGAAGATCACCGAACTGATGATGGCCGACGACGAAGGCGACTGGCCGAGCGATTCCGTCGTCGAACTCTGGGACGGCCGGCGCTTCGAGGTCAACGGCGACGTCCGCGACGAGAACCTGGGACCGTACGGCTTCACGCCTGGCTTCGTGATTCCACTTCGGAGAGTGACCAATGGGCCGGCTTAGCATCCCGATCAGCGACCACCGCGCGATCCGACGCGACCGCGACGGCAGCTTCGGCGTCCGCGCGGAAGTCGCTCGAATCACCGTGACCATCGCGAACGTCGCGCAGGCGATCGCCGGCGAATCGGGCTCGCCGTCCGGCGTCGGAAACGACGGATACGAGCACGAACTTGTGACCGGAACCGACCGGCTCCGCGGGCATATCTGGGCGAACAACGACACCACCGAGAAGGCCGAGCGCGATTCCGCTCCGCTGATGCAAGCCGCGATGAGGGTCCAGTGACCGCGCCGGCCGACGTTGGGCCCACAATGGAACCCGCGATCGCTTGCCGCGCGTACCTCACGCGCCGGCTCGCCGATCACGGCATCACCGAGACAGACTTGCCCGTCGGTGCGACGGAACCGGAGGGCGAGCCGAAGCGGTACGTGCTGCTGAATCAGATTGATTCACGCCGGCGCGGACCCGTAGCGGACTACTTGCTCCGCGCGCGCGTCTTCAACGAAGACGTGTACGAATGCGGGCAGCACACAACGCTGCTGCACGCTGCACTACTGGGCGCCGCTCAGGTCAAAGTCGTTTTCCCGGACGTCGGCGAACTGTGGGTGACCGGCACCGAGCACCAGGCGGGCCCGTCCGACTTGGACGATCCCGATAAGCCGCTGTTCGGGCAAGCCGTGGCCGTCTTCTGGACGGTTGCACTCAAACCGATACGAAAGGCAACACCATGACGACACCTACCCCCGTCATCCCCTCGCCGCTCGGCGACTACAACCAGGTTTTCGCCGCGACGCCGAGCGGGTTGCAGACGGCCGGCGGTCTGTACGTCGCGCCGGCCGGCACTCCGCTGCCGGACGACGTGGACGAGCCGCTGAACGTCGCGTTCAAGTCGCTTGGCTACGTCTCTTCGGACGGCGTGACGATCGCGATCGACGGCAGCACGACGCCGATCGAGGTCTGGTCCGGTGAGCGGATCGGCTCGCTTCGAGACGCGTTCTCGATCGAGTACAGCATGTCGCTCTATCAGGTGCTCTCGCCGCACGTGAACGCCGTCATCTTCGGCGACGGCAGCGTGACCACCGCGGACGCGACGGCCGAGCACGGCAACCGGATGAAGGTCGCGATCGGCTCGCGTATGCCGAAGATCGCGTCCCTGGTCCTGGACGCGTTCTTCGAGGACAAGATGATCCGGCAGGTCGCCGAACTCGTTCAGATGAGCGATATCGACGACATAACGCTGGTCCACAACGAGCCGATGGCTTTCCAGCCGACGTTCTCCGTCTTCCGCGGAAGCAACGGCGACCACGTGGTCCAGTACAGCGACGACGGTCAGCGCATCGCGGCCTAATTCGCTCTCGAACGTGAGCCGGCGGCGCGGTCTGGTGGGCGCGTCGCCGGCTCACTCAAGCACTACCCATCCAACCCACCAGAACCCCACCAGGAGGAACCATGTCGGACGACCAGCACACCACCTACGACCCGCACGCCGAGGCCGAGCACCAGGGCGACGAGAAGCCGATCGAGCATGTCGGCTTCGAGTCCACCGAGCCGACTGTCCCGGACGCCGACGGGCTCGATCCCGGCGACGAGCCGGTGTCGATCGTCGATGAATGGGCCGGCGACTACCCGGCCGGCACGCAACTGTTCTGCGCGAAGTTCGACGCAGACGACTTCGATCACAGCTGGGGCGAAGGCGACTACTCGGAAGGCGCGACCGTCGCGATCAAGCGCGGCACCGGCACCCCGTCCGAAGGCTGGATTCTTCGGCACGCTCACCTGAACGACGGCGAGCGAACGAAGCTGATTCTCGAGAAGCACGCGTCGCGCGACGCGCTCACCATCCTGTATTCGCTCCGCGACTCGGTGTTCGAGGCGTTCATCGAGGCATGGGGGAAGGACGGCGGGATGCAGCCGGGAAAATCCAACAGGTCTGCGCGGCGGTCCGCGAACAGGAAGCGGCGCTAAGGCGGGACATTCTCGACCTGGGGGGCGGCTATCGGCTCGACGATGGCCGTCTCTCCTGGGACGACCTGCACGCAGTGATCTTCGCCGCTCCACCGCGGTCGTCGCTGTACCACGTGCTCGAACAGGGCTGGTTGACCAGCGATTACCTACTGGCCATCATCGCCGACGGCGTTCACGATCTGATCTGGCAGAAGACGAAGGACGGCCGGAAGAACCGTCGCCGGCCGAAGCGTCTCCCGCGGCCGAAGCGCGAGTCTGACGACGGTACGGCGTCGAGTGGGCTCGGACGCGTTAGCGTGATGACAGTCGAAGAGTTCGAGAAGAAGCGACAAGCGCGCATGAAGGCGTACGTCGAGCGCAAGGCGCGCGAGCGGCGGGCAGCACAGAAGGGCGACTGATGCAGGGCACTTACTGGCTCACAGTCCTACCGGAAACGTCGCAGCTGCGACCCCGGATCAAGCGCGCATTGCGCGGGCTCGACGACGACGTTCGGGTGACGCCGACTGTCGACGAGCGCGAGGCTGAGCCGGCGGGCCGGTCGTTCGGCGAGAAGTTCAAGAAGGGCTTCGACCGCTCGGGCGCGTCGAAGATCGGCGCCGTCGCTTCGATGATCGGCGCCGGCTTCGGCCGCGCGTCCGACGCGACTCGCGGCCTGGTCCGGCACGTCGGGCTCGCGGCGACCGGGATCGGGCTCGCGGCTCGGATCACGAAGGGCTTCGCGCTGTCGCTCATGGCGGCGTCGACTGGGCTCCGCGTGGTGGCCGGCGTCTCGCTCGGGAAGCTCGCGAGCATGTTGGGCTTCACCGCGCGGCAGGCGTCGAAGCTGGCGTCGGCCGTGACTCGGGTGACGTCGGCGATCCTGCTGCTGACGGCGATAGCGAAGACGATCGGCTTCCTGAACCGCTTCGCGAAGGCGGCGGCGATCGCGACCGTTGGCACGTCGGCGCTGATCGGCATTCTGTCGGCCGGCGCCGTCGTGGCAGCGCAGTTCGGCGCCGCGGTGTGGCAAGCGCTGGTCGTGGCCGGCGCCGCGGCCGGCGTCTTCGCCGGCGCCGCGGTCGGCTTGCTCGGGCCGGCGATCGGCGTCTTGAAGCTCGGCATGTCCGGGCTCAAGGATGGCGCCGACGCGTTCGCCGAGTCCATGAAGGACGCGTGGGGGCCGGCGGACGAAGCGTTCAATCTGATGATCGGGAAGCGGCTCGGTCCGCTGCTGACGCAGTTCCGCGACTTGAAGATGGCCGTCGTCGACACGTTCACGGGCGCGCTCGAACCGGCGCTCGCTTCGGCGACTGGCCTCATGGGCAAGATGCAGCCGGCAATGGTCGCGATGGCCGGCACGCTCGGCCGAGTCGGCTCGGAAGTGGCCGGCGCGATCGCGAGCCCGGAGAACGTCGCCGCGCTCGACAAGATGTTCGCAGCGTCGAACCAGTTCGTCGGCTCGCTCGCGCCGGGACTGTCGAAGCTGGTCGGCGGGCTGATCCAGTTCGCGAGTACCGCGGCCGACACGTTCAAGACGGCCGGCGTCTCGATCAGCGACACGATCGGCCGCTTCGGCGACTGGCTCGGCAGCATCACACCCGGCCAGATGGTCGCGACGTTCGAGGCACTGCGAACGGTCGTGATGAACGTCTGGAATGTGGTCAAGCCGATACTCGAAGGCATCCGCTCGATCGGCGAGGTAGCGGCGCCGGCGCTGGCGCCCGGATTCAAGGCCGTTGGCGACGCGATCACTCAGGCACTCCCCGGCCTGGTCCGCATGTCCGAAATCCTCATGCCGGCGCTGTCGGCCGTGATGGAACGGCTCGCGCCGATCATCCCCGCGCTGGTGACGGCGTTCACGCCGTGGGCCGGCGTGCTGGCGCAGATCGCACCACCGCTCGCGAGCATCGTCGCGCACATGGCACCGCTTGCCCCGCTGATCATGGTCGCCGTCGGCGCCGTGAAGGCGATCGGCGCAGCGATGATCGTCTGGAATACCGTCGCAGCCGCGGCGTCGATCGCTCAGGGCATCTTCGCCGCGGCGACCGGCGCGAGCACGGCTTCGCTCGGCGGGAACGTGATTGCGCTCGCCGCGCACCGGGCCGCGACGGTCGCTTCGACGATCGCTTCGCGCGCGCTCGGCGTCGCGATGACGTTCGCGCTCGGTCCAATCGGGCTGATCATCGCGGCCGTCGTCGCCGTCGGCGCTGCGATCTGGGCGTTCTTCACGAAGACGGAAACCGGGAAGCGGCTCTGGGAAAAGATTTGGCCGGCGATCGTCAACGCGGCGAAGGTCGCGTGGCAGTGGATCAAGGACACGCTCGGGAAGGCGTGGGAGACGATCGGGCCGTCGCTGATGAAGATCGGCGAAATCGCGAAGCAAGCGTTCTCGACGGTCGTCGGCGCCGTGAAGACGGTATGGGCCGCGATCCAGCCGGCGATCGCGTGGGCCGGCCGGCTGTACCTCGCGTTCGCGAAGTGGCAGTTCGGCAACGTCGTGACGGCGTTGAAGGCGCTCGGCGCCGTGATCGGCTGGCTCTGGTCGAACGTGGTCGTGCCGGCATTCCAGGGGATCAGCGCGGCCGTACAACTGTGGTGGGCCGGCGCTCAGGCAGTGTTCGGCGTCGCGAAGACGGCCGTCCAGGGCGTCGGCGACGTCGTGATGTGGTTGTGGAACAACGTCGCGACGCCGGCGTTTACGGCGATCGGCGCCGTTATCTCGACCTGGTGGGCCGGCGTCGAAAAGGTGTGGGGGCTGTTCAAGACGGGCGTCGACACCGTGGGCTCGGCGATTACCACGCTCAAGGACGCGTTCACGACCGGCTTCAACGCGATTAAGGGCGTCGTCGAATCGGTGTGGAACTTCATCGGCGGCATTCTCGACAAGATCGGCTCGGGCGTCGGGAACGTCGTCGACAAGCTCCGCTCGATCCCCGGTATCGGCTCGCTGATTCCGGGCAACGCCGACGGGAAGCCGGCTGGCTTCGCCGGCGGACGGCCGGCCACGCTCTCGCGTAGCGGGCAGCTGTCGGGCCCCGGCACCGGCACCAGCGACTCGATCCTGGCGATGCTGTCCAACGACGAGGGAGTGGTGAAGGCGTCGGCGATGCGCGGCGGCGGCGCCGTCCTGGTCGCCGCGATGAACGCCGGCTGGACGCCGACGGCCGCGCAGCTGCACGCGCTGGTACCTGGCTTCGCCGAAGGACTCAACCCCGGCGCCGACTGGCTTCGGAACCAGATCATGCAGACGTACCCGCAGATCACTTCGATTGGCGGGAAGCGCTCGGAAGACGGCTACGGCGAGCACTCTTCCGGCAACGCGCTGGACATTATGATTCCCGATTACTCGGGCGCCGGGAAGGCGACCGGCGACCAGATCGCTTCGTGGATCGCGAAGAACCGCGACGAAATCGGCGCCGACGGGATGATCTGGCGACAGACGTCGTTCGGCTACGGCGGCGACTGGTCTACCGGCAAGGTGATGAGCGATCGCGGCTCGGACACTCAGAACCACATGGACCACATTCACGTGATCCTCGGCGAGGGGCGCGGCGCCGGCGCTGCGAGCGTGGACGCGCCGGCGTCGTCAATCTCGATGGGCGCCGCGGCCGGCGGATCGAGTTCGTCGAGTTCGCTCGGCTCGGCGACGTCGACCGGCGGCGGCTCGTACAAGCCGGCGACGGACAAGCAACTCGCGGCCGGCCAGAACAAAGTCGACTCGGCGAACCGCGGCGTGACGCAGGCCGGCCAACGGGTCGACGACGCGACCTACGCGCGGGACAAGGCGCAACGCCGGCTCGACGAGCTTCGCGCGGCCGGCAAGGACACCGCGGACGCGCAACACTCGCTCGACGTGAAGAACCGCGAGCTTGGCGACGCGATCGACGCGCAGACCCGCGCGAAGGAGAAGGCGACCGCGGCCGAGAACGACTTCGCGACGTTGCAGTCGAAGGGCGTCGAAGACGCGTCCGCGGCGAAGGACTCGGCCGACTCGGGCGGCGGCGTCGGCGACCTCGGGAAGTCGCTCTGGTCCGGGCTCCTGGAAACGATCGGGCTCGACGGCTCGCTGTTCTCGAACCCGTTCGAGTGGCCGACCGTGAAGTCGATCATGGCTGGGATCAACGTCCTGGGCGGCACGCTGTCCGGGCAGGGCGGCGCCGGCGGCACGGGCGCCGGCGGCGATCCGTCCGGCGTGCTCGGCGGGCTCGCCGAAGCGACCGGACTCGGCGACATGCTGACGAACCTCAATCCGGGCGCTGTCGACGTCGCAGCGGCGCCGGCGCAGAACGTCGCACCGGACACCACCGAGCACGGCACCGGCGGCGGGCAGGCGCCCGGTCCGGGCGTCTACATCGAGAACGCCGGCATGGACCCGAAGGCGCTCTCGGATCGGCTCACGCAGGAACAGAACGCACGCACCCGGACAACGAAGGTTCGCTGATGACACTCACCCCGGAACCGCTCGACTTCGACGACGACTTCTACTACGACACGCCGAAGCACCCGAACGACTTCGAGGGGAACCCGGCGTACGCGCCGGTGGACCTCGGACACCCGTCCTGGCAGCGCTTCACGCGCTGGGAGGACATGGGCCAGTGGGGCGACATTCTGCGCGGCGAAGACCCGCAATGGGTGTGGATGCACCCGGCGACGAACTGGAAGGTGTGGCACCTGTCCGGGCCGCGGGAGGGCATCGAGGGCGCCGTCCTGGCCGAAGGGCTCGACGGCGTTTACGAGTTGGAGTTCGAGCACCGATACTCGAACGGGCCGTACCTGATCGGCGCCGAGCGCGAGCGGACGGACTACATGATGGGCGTCGTCGACTTCGGCGTCGTGATCAACCCGAACGCGAACCGGAACCGGCTGTCGTCGAGCGGCTCGAAGATGGAGATGCACAAGATCGAGTCGAGCTTCCGGCGATCGTTCTCGGACAAGGTGCCTGGCTTCCTCGGGTGCTTCACGCGCGAATCGGGCTGGCGATGGATTCCCGCGATCCAGGGCGCGAAGTGGCGCCGTGACTCGAAGAAGTCGCCGACGGCTCACGGGAACGCGACGAACATTCTCTCCGGGACGCTGCACATGCCTTGGCCGCTGTTCGCGAAGCGCGCGATCACCGACGTGTGGAAGCCGGACCAGGACGTGATCATTCGCGACGGCTACCAGAAGCACACGTTCTCGATCGCGAACCGCGGCACGTTCGAGGCGTGCCCGAAGTTCATCTTCCGCGGCGACTCGAAGGCCGACGTGAAGATCGACGGCAAGCGCGGATACGGGACTCGCGTCCAGGACGGCAACGGCGGGAAGCTGGTCCCGATCCCGAACCTGCTCTCGGACGACGGCGACTACATCTTCGTGGACACCGATCCGAGCCGGCAGACGCTCACGACCGAGAAGGAACCAGTCGACGGGCAGATATACCGGACGCTGCGACAGTCTCAGTTCCTCGCGATGCTGCTCGACGCGCAGCTGGACGCGAAGCTCCCGGCGCAGCGACGCATTCCCGGCGGGATCGAGTTCGACAACACGATCCCACCGCAGACGGTCGCGCACATCACCGTGACGCACACGAACCCGGAAGGATCGGTCGAAATGATCATGCCGCAGTATTACCGGGCGTCGTGGTCCTGATATGTCCATGCTGATGCCGGCCGGCCACGTAGGCGCGAGCCCGAAGCGCGATCCGATCGCGACCTGGAATCAGGTCAACGCGCGCCGGCGCGTGCTCGACGAGGAATCGAAGGGCCAGAAGCTCTATCGAATCTGGGACAAGTCGATGCACTACATCGGCACCGTCCACACGCATAAGTCGCTCGACGCCGAGAAGATGCAGCACGACTCGGGCGGCGGCACGATCGTGCTCCGCGGCTCGGACTGGCTGGTGAACTTCCTCCGCACCGACGTTCGAGCCGAAGAAGACCTGAACTTCACGATCGACCCGTACCCGCACCGGCGGGACATGTACAAGCGGCTCGGCTTCAAGGTGACCGACGTCGAGGTCGGGCGAGCCGAAGACGGCGAAGTCACCGTGACGCTTCACCTGATCGAGAACCGCGAGCACTGGAAGCACATTCTGTTCGGGGCGACCGTTTTTGCCCCGCCCGAAGCTCAGCCGATCAAGTCGTTTTTGCTGCCGGCCAACTGCCGGACTGCCATCGCGACGGCCGGCGCGGCGAACCTCGCGCGGCTGTTCAATCCGGCGCTCGCCGTCTTCACGAACCTGCTCAATCCGGGCGCGTACGTCGGGGCCGCGCTCGGCGTCGGGCTGCCGGGTAACTTCTCGATGCTGAACCATCCGATCCAGATGCAGTTCGTGAACCCGATCACCGACACGTCGCGGCTGTCCGTGCTGATGAGTCGGTGGCAGGACGCGCACGCCGTCACCGAAGCGATGCTTCGCGACGCCGGCTGTCAGGTCCAGGTGTACGTCTGGCTCGAAGAGGACGAGGACGGGCCGCACCCGGAACTCGAACTACTGATCGGGAAGGAAGCGGCACGGCCGCGGCGCAACTGCTACGTGATCGCGGTCGAAGAGACGGACCAGTACGCCGGCATCACCGGCCTGGCGCCGGACGGCGCGATCAAGCTCCTGGCGGCAACGGCCGACGATCTGATCACGCAAACGCTGTTTGCTGAGTACGACCAGAACGGCGACGGCGTGACGGACCCGCTGATCCGCAAGTGGTTCGGCGCGGCTCCGCAAGTTCCTTCGCTGGTGTTCCGCGACGGCGAGCGATCGGCGATCATCACGTCCGAGCATCACATGTACAAATCGAAGGCAAAACACATTATGACCGGCGGAAAGTCGCCGGCCTGGCTCAACCAAGTTCAGACATTTTTGGTGCGCTACGCGATCAGCAAGATCGCCGAAGCCGTTGCTATGTTCGGTCAGATACCGCTTACCGAAGGCATCGAAAACGTCTACCAGAACCAGGGAGATGACGTCTTCTTTGCTTTCGTCCGCTACACCGACATTAACCGGGAACTTCGCTCGGGCGACTTCGGCTTGCTCGAAGAGTTCGTCCAGGGCTCGGGCTCGGCGTACGTCATCGCGACACCGCTCACGATCCGCGAGGGCTTGGAGAAGACGAAGCCGTACCACGCGTTCAAGACCGAAGTCCGCAACGGCCGGCCACACCGGGCGTTCATCGACTACGGGATCGGCACGCCGGCGCTGTTCGAGATAGACGGCATTCTGTCGGCCGACCACGTGAGCGCGCTTCGACTCAAGGAGGACGAGACGACACCGTTCACGATCGGCGTCTCGATCGGCGACGATCGAGAATCGGATAGCGGGATCGCTCGCACAATGCGAACGGCACAAGAGTTCTGGAATGGACTCGCGACACTGATGGGAGCTTCACAGTTCTGATGACCACCAGCACCGGAAACGACGACGAGCACCTGGACCACGAAGCCGCGCGGCTGGCCGGCTACGTGATCCCGCCGGACCTGCAACCGCGGCAAGAACTGGTCTACCTGATAGATCAGATGCTCGATAACCCGGTCGACAAGCACGGCAACGTGTACGACCTCCGCTACTTGAAGCCGGCGCTCAGCTGGCACTTCGCGCGCTGCTGGCCGGCCGAGTTCGGCGGCGATCCCGTCGTGAAGCGGCGCGAGTACCCCGGCGGACACGTCGAATGGGTGAAGCTCGACGCGCCGGACCTGCCGGCCGACCCGCTGAACACGCTCACGCTCGAAGAAATCATGGCGCTGCCGGCCGACCAGCGCGACGCAGCGATCCGCCGGCTACAGGCGGGGGATGATGGACCCGTGGCCGATCCCGACAACGCGATCCCCTGGGTCGTGCGGACGAATATCCAGATCGACGAAGAGGCGCTGAACCGATGACACAACCGCAGATCACCGACGAGATGATCGACGACTTCTACGCGAACCACAGCTTCCCGACCACGGGCGACGCGGTGGCGCTCTACCAGGCGATGCTTCAATCGACCTGGGTCGGGCTGGTCGGCGATCCCGACACCCCGCCGATGGTCGGCGCGACGCTCGAAATGGTCGACGGTAAGGCCGTCATCACGACAACCGTCCTGATCGGACCGCGCGGCTTCCCCGGCAAGAACGCGCCAATGATTGATCTGGAATGGCCGGTCCCGCTCAACGAGGACGGCGAAATCGACCTCCCGACCGATTGGGGCCCGGAGAAGAAGAACCACGGCTTCCTGTTCGGCGGGCTCGCCTACGTCTGGGACGGCGTGAACGACTTTCACGCTGCGCTTCCGGGCCCGCAGGGGAAGACCGGCGCGACGCCGAACCTCACGCTGCTGTTCGAGACCATTCCCATGTCCGAGCGGACGCCGGAAGTCATCGCGGCCGGCGACCAGGTAGAGAAGGGCGGCACCCCGGAAAACCCCTGGTTCAGGATTCGCGCGCTCACCCCGCAGGGACCACAGGGCGAAATGGGCCCGGTCGAGCAACTGACGAACTACGATCCGGCGATCGCGAGCGGCGGCAAAGCGACGGGCAAGGTGCTGACCGTCTTCCCGTCGGGCAAGTGGGGGCCGTCGGACGCGGCGATCAAGACACCCGTCTTCGGCACGATCCCCGAAGCGGCGTTTACCAACTTCAACGGGGCGGCGCAGCGCGCGCCGATCCTGTCGTACACGCTGCCGGCGCTCGACTACGACACCGTGCTTCGCGTCTCGGGACACTTCAAGGCGTTTGGCATCGAGTTCGATTCCGACCCGCTGAATATCGGCGTCGAATGCCGGCTCGGCGATCCGCTTTCCGGGCAGCTGATCGGCCGCGGTAAGGGAACGCCGATCGGCTGGACCTACGTCGACCCGCACTTCTCCGAGCCCGGATCGCCGACGGTGGCGGCGGCGCCCGACAACGGCGTGGGCCTGGTCCCGGCCGGCACCGCAGCGCGTATTCACGTCGCGTTGGTGAACGACGGGCTGTTCGGCGCGTACATCTTCAACAAGAAGGACGCGCAGCTGGACTACCTGATGGTGCCGCAGTGAGCACGCCGGCGCCGTTGGCGGCGGACCCGTCGAAGGAATACACGAAGCGGTATAAGACCGTGGTCCCGATCCCGCTTCCCGCGGACACCGTGCGGCCGGCCACGATCGACGACGTGACGCCGGAAGCCGGCCACCCGGACTTCGTGCTCGCGCGGTGGCTCGGACGCGAGTCGTTCGAGAACACGGCCGAAGGCGACCGGCTGACGATCGTCGAGTACCACGAACGGATCGTCCCGCTCGACGAACTCGATCCGCGGCTGATCGAGCACGTGGGCCCGCTCGATCGCTTCGTCTGGTTCGAGTTCTCGGGCGTCGGCCGGCTCGACGTGGACGCGTTCAACTGGTTCGCGGCTGAGTTCGTGTGGAACTGCGACGAGTGGCTGGCAGCGGAACGCGCGTGGCTCGAAGCCGGCGGCGACGACGAGGACCAGGACGAAGGCGAGTAATGGGCGGCAAGGTTTACGACCGCCGGACGCTGATCGTCGACCGCGATCCGTCACACCAGCTGGCCGTCGAAGCCGGCAACTTCCCGAAGCCGAACCCGATCGACCTGGTGAAGGCGTTCGCGAACGCGTTGGAGGAATACGGGCTCGAAGCGCTCGAAACCGTGACCGGGCTCGATCTGACCGGACTCAAGGCCGCGCTCGATCGACTCAAGGCGCTGCTCGGCGGGATCGACCTGTTCGACGGCGACGCGTTCGATCGGGCCGCGGCGATCGCTCAGTTCATCGCTTCGATCCCGGCCGGCCTGATCAGTACCGATTGGGGCGCTCTGCTCGGCAAGCTCGGCGGCGGACTGCCGGCGCCGGATCAGGCGCTCGACCAGCTGGCGAAGTTCTTCCGGATCAACCTCGGGGCGCCGATCGGATCGGGCCGGCTTCCGCTGATCCCGCTCTCGCATATCCGGGCCGTGAACCCGAACCTGCTCACCGACGGCAGCTTCGACGACGAAGACACGCTCGCACCGTTCGACGATTGGGACTGGGACGACACCGACGGCCGGACGAAGCCGGGATGCGCGTACACCGTCGCCGACGGGACGACGCACACCATCTACTCGAACCCGATCGAGGTCGGGCCGCTCGACGAACTCGACGTCGAAGTGTGGGCCGACTGGATCGGGCTCGCGACGAACGGCGCGTCTCCGCTGTCTATGGCGATCGCGGCGCACCGGGCCGACGGCTCGCTGATCGGCGGGATGCCGGCCGTCGTCGCGCAGGCCGGCGGCGCCGGCAACTCGGCGAACTGGGTCCGGCTTCACCTGGAAGAGTGGCCGGTCCCGGACGACGCGAAGTACGTGATTCTCGAGTTGACCGTGGCGGCGTGGGCGACTGCCGGCATCGTCCGGTTCGACGACGCGGTTCTCCGCAAGACGGGCTCGATGCCGCAGTCCTACGTGTCCGGGCTGGCCGGCGCACTTCAAGGCGCGGCCGATCGCGTCCAGGGCGTGATTAACCAGATATGGACCGGCGTCACGCGACAGGCGCTCGACGGGCCGAAGCAACTCGGCGACCTGTTCGAGGCGCTGGGCAACATTCCGGCCGTCTCGATCGCCGGCGTCGGCGGTATGGCGAACATGGTCGAAACGATCGCCGAAACCTGGTCGCAGCTGTGGGGCGGCTTCGCGCGCGAAATCGGGCTCGGCGGGAAGTCGATCGCCGACGCGGCGAACGCGGCGAGCACCGTCGCCGAAGCGGCGGACCAGGCCGTCCAGGTCGGCGAGTGGAATAACGCGATCCTCGGTATCCGCGATAACAAGGGCTTCTCGTCGGGCATGGACAAGACGGCCGTCGCGAGCTTCGGCACCGTCATGCCGGCGTCGAGCACGCCGACCGGCGATCCGCCGTTTATGACGATCACGGCGGCGGCGGTCCCGATCGCGTTCTGGACGGCCGAGACGGACGACACTCGCGGCGCCGTCGGCTGGTACTCGCGCGGCAACGCGAACATCACGGCGTTCTATGTCGACGTCTACCGGGTGAACGGGAACACGCTCACCTACTCGCACACTTCGCCGGACCTGGTGCCGTTCCTCACGCCGGCGTCGAGCGGCTGGCTTCCGGTCACGTACAACATGCTCACGGCGGACCGGCAGACCGTCGCGCACGGCGACCAGCTGGCGTTCGGCTTCCGCTTGCAGGGCACCGGCTCGATTGACATTGCGTGCGCGTACGGCTGGATGGGGCCCGACAACACGAAGCCGGTCCGCCGGCCGTCGGCGCAGCGCAGCGCGAACACGTTCGGCACTATCTCGCTGTCGTCGCTCACCTGGTCCGGGCATATCCCGCTGGTGTCCGTCTCGATCGTCGAAGGCGACGTGGCGCCACCGTTCTACACACCGCGCACCACCGAGTTCGCGACACCGGGGGCGGCGCAGGTCTACCAGATTCCGACGTGGGCGAAGTATCTCGACGTCGTGGTGATCGGCGGCGGCGGCGGCGGACACGGCGGCAACGGCGGCAACGGCGCTCCGGGCAACGGCGGTGGCGCCGGCACCTGGGCAACTGAGACGTTGGTCCGCGGCGTCGACTTCCCGGCGAACGCGGCGCAAATCGTGCTCGACGTCGGCGCCGGCGGCAACGCCGGACCGCGAGAAGCGAACGGATCGGCCGGCGGGGCGTCCGGCCGGCGCGCGATCCCCGGCGGGAAGGCCGCGCTGGTGGCCGCAGCTGGCGCCGGCGGCGTCGGCTACAGCGGGCAGATCGACGGACAAGCGGCTCCGTCGATCACGTGGGCCGGCCGGAACTATGTCGGCGGCAACGGCGGCGGCTTCGTCAACGCGAACAACGGCTCGCCTGGTGGCGCTCCTGGTGGCGGTGGCGGCGGCGGCGGCGGCGGTATCTACACCGTGGCATGGCCTGGCGGCGCTGGTGGCCGTGGCGGCGGCTGGGTGACGGCGCGGGCGACGTAGTGGCCGGCTGGTTCGACGACGTTCCGTTCCTCCCGAACGTTCGCGCTCCGGGCTGGTTCGACACGACGACCGCGCCGGCCGAGCCGGCGACCGCGGTCGGCTGGTGGGCACTGCTCGCGCTCGATCTTCGCGACGTCGCCGATCCCGTCCAGGCGCTCGCGCTTCAAACGATCAAGGGGATCGCGCTCGCGCAGCTGGCCGGCTCGACGGAATCGCTCGCGCTTCGGCAGATCGCCGGCGCCGTCTTCACGAACACGGCGACGCCGGCGCAGCTGCTCGCGCTTCGGAAGATCGCGAAGCTCGCGCTCGCCGGCACCGCGCCGGCCGTCCAGGCGCTCGCGCTGGTCCGCGTGATCGGGCTCGCGCTGCTCGACACCGGCGCCGGCGTCCAGGTGCTCGACGTCGGACGCGTCGCACCCGTCGACCTGCTCTCGATCGCGGCGACCGTCGAAGGCTTCGACCTCGGGATGATCAGCGCGTGGCAGGCGGCGCAGACGGCGTTCACGGCCGAAGCGCTCACGCTCGGGAAGGTCGCGCTGATGGCGCTCGCGACCACGACGGCGCCGGCCGTCGAAGCGTTGACCGTCGGCTATCCCCCGCACGCGCCGACGCTCACTTACATTGCGACACCGGGCGCGTGGTCCTACACGATCCCGCGGTGGGCCGAGTACATCGACGTGGTGATGGTCGGCGCCGGCTCGCGCGGTACGGGCGGCTCGTTCTTCGGCAACGGCGCCGGCGGCAACGCCGGCCAATGGCTCGGGATCACGCTCGACCGAAGCCAACCGAGCGAGCTTCCGATCACGACGATGACGCTCAGCGGCTTTGTCGGCGCCGGCGGCTCGACGAACGGCGGCGCCGGCGGCGCGACGGTACTTTCCGCGGTCGGCAGCTTCGGCGCCCGGTCCGCGGCCGGCGGGCAAGGGCAGGCTTCGGCGTTCGACGTCGTGGGCAAGTCACCAGGGAACTTCGTCTGGAATGGCGAGACATATATCGGCGGCGCCGCGGCGCCAACGCTCGCGCAGCTGGGCAACACACCGGGCGGCGGCAGCGCGGGCGGCGGCTTCAACGGCGCGTCCAAGAACGGCGGCGCCGGCGGCGTCTGGATTCGCGCGGCGCAATTCTGACCACCGAGCGACGTAGGATCGCGCTATGGCTGTAGGTCCGACACCGTTCCTGGTTAATAAGCTGCTCGATCACACCTTCCGCGGCGTGCTGTGGACACCGCCAACGGTCGTCTACTTCAAGGCGCACAAGGGCGATCCCGGCGCGGCCGGCGCGAACAACGCGTCGGCGCAGACGGCGCGTATCGCCGTGACGTTCGCCGCGGCCGTCGCCGGCGCGATCGCGCTGTCCGGCTCGCCCGAACTCACGCTGAACGCGACCGAGAACATTTCTCACGGCTCGATCTGGGACGCTGCCGGTCCGGCCGGCGGGAACTGCCTGTGGACGGCCGAAGCGTCCGTCGTGAAGGGTGGCACCGCAGGCGACATAATCCGACTGACTTCGATGCAATTCGGCATCACCGGCCTAGCCGCGTAACGAGAGGGAACCCACCAATGGACCAGGACTTCGACCAGTACGCCGTCGGCTGGGACGCGATCGTGAGCAACGAAGCGGACCCCGCGGACGCGTCCAGCTGGGCGCCCGTCTACGCCGGCCAACCGGACCGGGCCGCGGCCGAAGAGATGACTCGGACGCTGCGCGAGATTCACCGGAACAACCCGGCCGTGCGGAACGTGCAGATGTACGGCCGGCCGGCGATCCCGGCGTGGCAGGCGATCGCCGTCGCCGACGAGCGGCCGGCCGAGCCCGCACCGTCGACCGACCTCGGGCCGGCGATCGGCGAAGCGGTGGCCGAGCACCCGACCCCGGCCAACGATCCCGAAGCGGCCGTTCCCGTCGTCGAGGACCAGGCCGTCGTCGCCGATGAGGCGCCGACACCCGAATGATTCGCCGGCTGCTCGACCGGCTCGACGCGTACGGCATGAACGACCCGGACGCGAACGAAGGACACCCCGAAGACCGCTGCCCGGTATGCCCGCGGGCGATGGACGAGCACCCCTGCTGGCCGCACCGGCGCAAGGCGGCGTTCGCGCTGCTCTGGCCGTAAGGAGACGAACCCGTGGCTGATCGCTGTATGCCGCTCGCCGACGGAACCTATCGGCTCGGCTCGCTGTTCGGGAACCGCAAGGGCGGCTTCCATCGCGGGATCGACTTCGAGGCGGACGACGGGACGCCGATCTATGCGTCGCAGGCCGGCACCGTCGCGCATATCGGCTCGGCGTCCGGCTTCGGGCAGTGGATCGTGATTGATCATCCGGCCGAAGACGGCGCCGGCACGACCGTTTACGGGCACATGTGGAACGCGTTCGCGACGGGGCTCCGCGCCGGCCAACGCGTCGCGGCCGGCCAACTGATCGGCTACGTCGGCTCGAACGGCGAGTCGACGGGCCCGCACCTGCACTTCGAGGTCCACCCGACTGTCTGGGCTGCCGGCTCGCAGATCGACCCGGCGCCGTGGCTTCGAGCAACCCGCAACCCCGGCGGTGTGCCGGCACCGATTCCCCCGCCGGCACCCGCGCCGGCACCCGCTCCACCACCAGGAGGTAACACCGTGGGCGATCCCGTTTGGCTTCCCGACGCGCTTCGGCCGGCCGTCTCGAACCTCGTCGAGTATCCGGGCTGGCGAAGCCGCGGACACGGCGACTTCAAGGACATTCGCGGCGTGATGGTCCATCACACCGGCGGGCCCGCTTCGGCGCGCTCGATCGCCGACGGCCGGCCGGACCTGGCCGGTCCGCTGTCACAGCTGCATATCTCGCGCGACGGCGTGGTGACGATCGTCGCGGCCGGCGTCGCGTGGCACGCCGGCTCGGGCTCGTACCCGTGGCTTCCAACGAACATGGGCAATTGGCACCTGATCGGCATTGAATGCGAGTGGCCGTACGGCGAGCCCGGTATCAACGACCGCAACGCGCACACCGTGCCGTGGCGCCGGCCGCAGATCATCGCGATCAGGAACACGTGCGCCGCGCTGCTGCAATGGATGCGCTTCGGCGTCGACCGGCTGATCGGTCACAAGGACTACGCCGGCCGCGCTCAAGGAAAATGGGATCCAGGGAACATGTCGATGCCGTGGCTCCGCGGCGAAGTCGAGAAGGACATGTCCGGCTTCGTCTTCCCCGGCGAGGACGGGCCGCGGCCGATCATCGTCGACTCGGGGCTTCCGCCGGTCCCGCTTCCGCCGGCGCCCGCACCGGCCTACGCCGGCGTGCTGCTGCACCGCGGGATGAACGGGCCGGCCGTCCGCCGGCTGCAAGAAGTGCTTCGGCGCTGGTACTCGAAGCTCGCTGTCGACGGCGACTTCGGGCCGGCCACCGAAGCCGCGGTCCGTGACTTTCAGCGGCTCCGTCCACCACTCGCGGCCGATGGCGTTGTCGGGCCCGCGACCGCTCAACGATTGGGACTGTGACATGGCATATCAGGCACCGCGCAAGGTCGGCGACACTCACCCGCTGATCCCGGCGGCGAAGCGGAAGCTCGCCGGCAACTCGTACGGGAAGGCGATCGGCGACGATCGCTCGAACGTCTACACCGCGGCGTTCGGGGCCGCGCTGGTCCAGTACGGGAAGAACGTCCACGACGCTGTTCTCCGCGGCAAGCGACGCTCGCCGGACGTGAATACCGTCGGCGTCTTCGACTGGGCGGTTCAGGATCAGATGGAACTCGAAGAGAAGCCGGCCGCACCCGTCGCGCAACCGCTGCCGAAGGATCGGGCGATCGGCTACGTCTGGCGCGGCACCGGCGGGATCGTCGGGCAGGACATTGTGTACGAGGTAATCCGGCAGTGCTCGGACCTGGTGGAACTCGTCGATCCCCCGTGGGCCGCGACGATGGGCGGTATCCCCGTCGGGACGGCCGGCGGTATCGGCGATCCGAGCATGTGGCAGGCCGTCCAGGAGACCGTCGCGTGGACTCAGGCCGACTTCATCGCTCGGCGCAACGCGAACCCGAAGATCAGGGTCGTGCTCGGCGGGTACTCGGCCGGCGCGATCGCGTGCGCGATCTTCAAGGCATGGCTTCTCGAGAATTTCCCGGAGAACTACGTCTGTTCGTACAGCTTCGGCGATCCGACCAGGCCGAAGGGCGGCGGCTTCTTCGGGATGCCGGCGCCGTGGGGCCGCGGTATCTCGACGCTCAGCTACGGCGATCCGAACGACTATCGGCACTGCTGGCTGACCCACGAAGAGGACATGTACGCGCAGATTCCGGGCGGCGTGGCCGGCGACATTATGGACGACGTGTACGAGGAAGTGACCCGCTTCGCGTTCCGGGACATCATGCAGGTTGCAATGCGGATGATGACGGCACTCCCGAAGATCGCCGAGAAGGCCGGTATCTCGCTGCCGGCCGTCTTCGCTTCGCTCGCCGCGGGCCCGGTCGGACTGATCACGTTCGCGCTTCCGCTGCTGATGGGCTCGATCGGGTCGCTGATCAACCAGGACCAGGACAAGGACTCGCTCACCGGCACGCCGGCCGCGGCGGCGGCGGCGATGATCGGGCTCAAGTTCCTGTTCGCCGGCACCCGTCCGCACATCGTTTACCACCTAGACCCGGCATGGCCTGGCGGTCCGACGTTCGTACAGCTGGCCGTGATGCACGTCCGAGATTGGGCGAGCCGGCCGGCTGCCTGACTCCACCGGCCTACTCTGGCCGGCGGAAGCACAACCACCGAAGGGAAACACCATGTTGTCGAAGTACACCCCGTCGCAGAAGGCGAAGGCGACTGCCGCGCTGCTGTCCGCGCTGGTCCTGTTCCTGACCACGTTCGCCGGCTACGTCGCGCAGATTCTCCCGACGGGCAACGGCACCGCGGCGGCGATCGGCGCGGCCGTCGCCGTCGTCTGCGCCGTGCTGGTCCGCACGGCGACGTTCCTCACGAACGCGGCACCGACGCTCGACCAGATCGCGAGCCATGCTGACCAGACGATCGACCTGGTTCGCGAAGTCGTCCCGCAGGCAATCGACGCGAACTACGTCGGTCGTCACCGTTCGGCCGAGTAGTGGCGGCGTGGCACGGGCCGCGTCACCGCTCCTGGGCAAGCGACACGAACCTGTCGCTGATCTTCGCGTTCGCGATCGTGGCCGGCTATGTGGTCTGGGAACTGGTGGGCGAAGCTCCGCAGGGAATGGTGACGCTCGTCGGCTTGGCCGGCGGCGCGCTACTCGGCGGGCTCACCGGCGACAAGCGCAAGCGTGAAGTCGAACGCGATCGCGACGTGAAGGACGCGCAGGAGACCGCGCACCGGGCCGAAGTGAAGGCCGAACGGCTGGCCGAAGTCGCACGGGCCGAGCACCCCGACGAGGCCGGCCGGCTCGACGCGATCGAGGAACGGGCCGACCAGTCCGAAGCGCGCGAGACAGAACCATCCCGACACCGGGAAGGAGACGACCGTGGCTGACGTCTTCACGAACCTGTGGTCCTGGTCGCTGGTCGTCGGGATCGTGCTCGGCTTCGTCTTGTCGAAGCTCTGGTGCGTCGCGAAGACGTACTGGCTCGACCGGAACCGGCCGCTGCCCGACGGGCGCAAGCGGTCGGTCCGGCGGGCCCTCGCGATTGATCGGCGATGGCTGGTCGGGCTCCTGGCCGTGATGTTCCTTGGCTGGTCCGTCGTCACGACGTCGCAGAACGCTTCGGACGTGAAGACGCTCAGCGAGCGCACCCGCGACTGCCAAACGCGGCTGATCGAGGCGATCGGCGATTCGCGCAAGGTGACGGCCGAGAACGAGCGGATCACGGCCGAGAACGATCGGCTGTCGAAGGAGGAACGCGCGCTTCTGGCGGACCTCGCGCGGTATCAGTCCGATTGGCTGGGCCGCATTCTCGACCCGCCGGACGAAGTGGATCGGCTCGACCGCGGCGATCCGGTCCGGGCTCGGTACGTCATCGACGTCACGCGCGGCTTCTTCAACCGGGCCGGCGAGATTAACGAGCGGATCGAGGCGATCCACGCCGAGCAAGACCGGAACGATCGGGACCGGCCGAAGGTACGGCCGGCTCTACCTGATCCGCAGTGCGCCGGCTGACGGCGAGCACCAGGGCGATAACCGCGCCGGTCGCGACCTAGACAGGTTGCGGCCGGCGCGTCTCTGTTGCGCGATCCCCCCAATGTGGCGCATGATGGCCGGTATGAGTACACCCACCGCCCCACCACCGCCCACCGAAGCCACGATCGCCGAAGCCGCCGAGAAGTTCGACGTCGTTCGCCGATCACTACAGCGCGCCGTCGAGCGCGGCAAAATCCCCGCCCGCAAGATCGGGAACCTGTACGTCGTCGACCTGGAAGCCGTTCGTCTCTTCGCCGAAATCGCGAAGGCGAAGCGCGCGCTCGCCGAGTACACCGGGCAAGCAGAAGACGATGAGTAGCGCGATCGCAGCGTGGCGCGAACTGGCCGGCGACGCGCTGATCGCTGTCGGCGAGAAGGTCCGCGGCGCCGGCGAAGACTGGCCGGCCAACTACTACGAACCGCAGCTGACCGGCGGGCCGGCGCGCATCACGAAGCCGCAGATTCGCTCGGCGCTCGACGAACTCTCCGACTCGAAGCTGTTGCGGATCGCGGCGAAGGTGATCGCCGGCTGGCGCCCGCTGCTGGTGCGCGACCACGTGGCCGCGCTGACCGACGTCGACTTGCTGATCGAAGTGCTTCGCGATCGCGCGGACCAGTTCGAGGCCGTCGAGAACCCCCTACTGACCACCGTCCGCACCGACCCCAAGTAAGAACGGCCGGCGCCCCCTCTCCGAGACGCCGGCCGCACAAGACACCAACGAAAGCGAGTTCGCAATGTCCGACCACACCTTACGGCCGATCTGGACGCCGGCCGACTACGAAGAAACTCTGGCCGAAGCGGCGAAGCACCGGGCGATCCCCGGCGCGTACGTCGAGCAAGCCGCGCTGTACGCCGAAGCGGCCGAGCACGCCGGCCGGCACCGCGCCGTGATCGCCGACGGACCACCGCGCCGTATGGACGAGTTCACGCTTGAGCGCGGCGAGCCGATGTTCGGCACCGCGGCGCACGAAGCGCTGCTCGGCGCCGACGAGGGCCGTCCGCTGCCGTACCGGCGCAACCCCGAAACCGAGTGCCTGATGTGCTGGGCGCCCGCCGGCCGGCCGTGCGATCCGTACTGCATCGCGCTCCTGTCGGCCGCGGACCAGCTGGCGCACCGAGACGCCGTGCTCGACGCGACGATCGCCGAAGTCGATCGGCTCGGACTGCCGGCGGACGACATGGCCGCGGACGTCCCGCCGTGGGCCGACGGCCGGCACCTGGACGACGGCGCGTACGCCGAACTCAGCTGCACGATCGCCGGCCGGCACCGCGTGCGGGCCGACCCGTGGCGGCGCGTCCGCCGGCTGCGCGCCGTGATCGCCGTCGCCGTCGTAGTCCTGGTCCTCGCGCTCGGCGCGCTGTGGGCCGCGAGCCACGCGAAGGCCGAGTCGTTCGACCTCTGCCCGTCCGGCCGGACCGGCGTCGCTTCGGCTGACACCAGCTGCGCGTTCGCCGAGAACGTGCGGACGTCGTTCTACTGGAATCCTCAGTGGACGATCGTCACGACGTCGCCGGTCACCGGGAAGTTCTACACGATGCAGTGCCACCGCACCGACACCAGCGGCACCGGCTGGTACGACTCGAAGCGCTGCTGGGGCGTCAACGACGCCGGCGCCGTCCTGGTTGTGTTCATCGCATGATCGCCGGACTGATTACCGTCGCGCTGTTCGCGCTGGCGTTCGCGCTGCTGGCCGAGCCCCGCGGCCGGCACCATGTCCACGCGCGTCTGATCGCGCGGCCGTTCGAGCGTCGCCGGCTGACCGTCGCCGAACTCGAAGCGCGGCTCGAAGCCGAAGCTCGCCGGCCGCGGCTGGTCCCGCGCAAGTTCGGCAGCGGGTATATCGCGCTCGACGTCCAGACCGACGGCTTCGACGAAGCTCTGGCTCGCGTGCTCGACGAACTGGTGAGCGTGAAGCGGCCGGCGAACTTCGAGAAGCTGGGCCCGTACGAGCACCAGGAGGCATTCGCATGACCACTCACGACGTGAAGGTCGACCCGTTCGAGTACGAGCGGATCAGGACCAACGAGAAGCACACGCTGGTGTTCTTCCGCGGCGAGCGCGACTACCAGGCCGGCGACACGCTGCGACTGTGGCGCAACGACACCACGCCCGAGTACCGCTACAGCACCGAACGCGCGATCGGGCACGTCGGGCACGACGTCCAGGGCGTCGACTCGCGCTATGTCGTGCTGTCGCTGCTCGACCCGCGCGTCGGCCGGCTCACGGACCGGATGGCCGAAGCCGATCGCGAACTGGTCCGGCTGACCCGCTCGAACGCTTCGCTTCGGGCCCGCGCTCGCAGACTGGCCGGCCGATGATGTACGGCAACGGCAAGCGGAAGGGCGCGCGGCTGGCGAACCCGCGCGATCCGATGGTTCGCGAAGCGCTCACCCGGAAGTGCCCGGACTGCGCGGCCGAGCCCGAGTTCTGGTGCGTCGGGATCGCCGAAAACTCGAGAACCAAGGGTCGCCGGCTCACCCGACTGCACTTCGCGCGGGCCCGCTTCATCGACTCGGACGCACCCGTGAAGGCTGGCGCACGATGAGGGCCGTCGCGTGCGGGATGCTCGGCGGGCTGCTCGCCGGCGTCCTGGTCCTGGTGCTCGGCGTCGTCGCCGCGTATATCGCGATCGCCGTCGCGCTGGTGCTGATCGTGGTCGGTTGCGTGGACTACGTGCGGGCACCGCACCGGGGCCGGCATGGCTGACGGCCGCGCGTGGCCTGGCTTCCAGCTGCGCTTCTGCCCGGTATGCCGGCGAGCCGACGTCGCGACGCACCGCGAGCCGGTAAGCGATGAGCGCGGCGAAGTCGTCGCTTACCACGACCACACCGAACCGAAGACCGGCGTCCGCTGTCTCTTCGCCGGCGAGCGGGCCGCGATCAAGGCCGTCGCGTTCACGGCGTCCGATACCGGGATCGGGCCGCGCGAAACCGCGGCGACGATGCTCGACCGTCCGCGCGGATCGCGTGCGGCCGACGAGCTACTGGCACGACTCAACCACCAGGAGAAGCAACGATGCAGTTCCCCGGAGTGATCCGACTGTCGGATGACGACCGCGACCGACTCGCCGACGCGAGCGAAGCGATCGACAGGCTGGCCGCGGCGATCGAGAAGCACAACGAGCTTCGCGACGTCGAACTGAACGGGCCGCGCGGATGACCGCGACGGTTCAAACCCACCAGAAGAGAAACGGAGTCACGGTGTCCCACCAGAACACCGCGCCGGCCGTCACGTCCAGCTTCACGAAGCTGACGCCGGCGGACGCGCGCGAACTACTCGACCGCAACACGCACAACCGACCAGTGAACGAGGGCGACGTCCTCAAGTGGGCCGCGGAAATGGAAGCCGGCCTGTGGACGCTCAACGGCGAACCGATCATCGTCGGCGCGTCCGGCCGGCTGCTCGACGGGCAACACCGGCTGATGGCGCTCGCGCTGCAACCCGAGGGAACGTCGATCGAGTTCCTGGTGATTGTCGGTATCCCGGACGAAGCTCAGAAGACGATGGACCAGGGCCGCGCGCGATCGCTGTCCGACGTCCTCACGCTCGACGGGCTCGATGTGAGCCGGTCGCACGCCGGCGCGATCCGTGCCTATCTGACCTGGACGGAAGACCTGATGTTCATCGACCGCAAGGCCGCGGCGGCGAAGCTCACGAACCCGTACATCACGCGATGGGCGCAGGCGAACCCCGAGCCGGTCGAACTGATGCGGCAGGGCATGACGTACCGCCGTATCCGGGCCCGGACGGCGCTCACCGCGGCGATCTTCGCTCGCCTGGCCGAGGTCCACGGCGTCGACACCGCGGACGAGTTCTTCCAGCGCGTCGGCGACGGGCTCAACCAGTCCGCCGGCTCGCCCGTGATGGCGCTTCGGCGCCGGCTCGACAACATCGCCGGCGAGAACAAGGGCGGCGTGAAGGCGCGGATCGCCGATCGTGACGTCATCGGCATGTTCGTGACGGCGTTCAACGCGTGGGTCCAGGGCCGGACGTTGGAGAAGATTCAGCGGCCGACGCGCGCCGGCTACACCGCGCACACGTTCCCGACGATCGCCGAGCCGTCGTGACGACCGGCCAAGCTCCCGACCGCTGCCAGAACTGCGGGTACGCGTCGAAGTACACGAAGCAGGAACGCGGCGAGCGGCCGGCGTTCTGCATGAATCACGGCGTCTGGCTCTGTCGAGCGTGCCGCGACGGCATCATGGGCTGCACCGAAGCGAAGCACCGGATCGAGGCGATCCCGCCGCGCGTGGACGTCACGACGGTGCCGGTCAACGACGGGAAGTACGCGTCGATCCCCGACGACGTGTATCACGCCGACCTCACTTCGCTGTCGTCGAGCGGCGCCCGGAAGCTGCTCGAAGTGACGCCGGAAGAGTTCGACTTCGATCGCCGGAAGCCGGCCGACCCGAACAAGAATTACGACTTCGGACATGCCGCTCACAAGATGGTGCTCGGCGTCGGCTCGAAGCTCGCGATGCTCGATCCGAAGGTCTGCGGGCACACCGCGGACGGGAAGATCGCGAAGGTGCCGTCGGCGACGTCGGAGTGGAAGGCCGCGGCGGCAGCTGCCCGGAAGCGAGGCCAGCTGCCGATCGCGAAAGCCGACATGGAGAAGGCTCAGACGATGGCCGGCCGAGTCTTCCAGCACCCGATCGCGGCGCGGCTGCTGTCCGGCGGCGAAGCCGAGCACTCGATCTACTGGCACGACGACGCGACCGGCGTCCGCCGGCGGATCAGGCCGGACTACCTGCCGACCGGGCTCAAGCGTCCGCTCTGCATCGACTACAAGACGGCCGAGTCCGCCGATCCGCGCAAGTTCAAGAAGGCCGTCCAGAACTACGGCTACCACATGCAACAGGCGTACTACGAAGACGGGCTCGCCGAACTCGGACTGGTCGACGTCGGCTTCCTGTTCGTGGTCCAGTCGAAGACGGCGCCGTATGCCGTGAGCGTCTGCCAGATCGAACCCGAAGTCGTCGAGCTTGGCCGGCGACAGAACCGGATGGCGCTCGAAATCTTCGCGCGCTGCATGGAGTCCGGGCAGTGGCCCGGATACGAGGGAATCCACACTGTCGGGATGGCCGGCTGGGCTCAGAAAGAGGCCGAAGAGTACATCGAAGCGTTCTACCAGCACGAACAACCGCTGTAACCCACCAGAAGAGAGGCAACACCATGACCACCAGTAACGAAATCGCCGAGAACGATCCCCGCGATAACGGGACGCTCGAAGTGTTCCCGCCGGCCAACGCGGCGCCGTCCACGATGGCCGTCGCGATGCTGCACGAACACGCTCGGCTCTACAACACAGCTTGGAAGCTCGCCGGCCAGCTGGTGCAGACGACGATGGTCCCGAAGCGGTTCTTCCGCAAGCAGGGCGACGCGACCGCGGCGATCCTGTACGGCGCCGAACTCGGACTGAACCCGATCCAGTCCTTGCAGCGCGTCGTGCCTATCCACGGGATGCCGTCGCTCGAAGCGCGGACGATGGTCGGCTTGCTCAAGGCTCGCCGGTACAAGGTCCGCACCATCGAACAGTCCGACACCAGCGTGACCGTCGAGGGCGAGGCGCCCGACGGCGAGAAGTACACGTCGACATGGACGATCGAGCGGGCGAAGCTCGCCGGCTACGTCCCGACGCCGGTCGTCGAGAACCCGGACGTGAACAAGGAATCTGACTGGCTGACCGTCACGAAGTCGGGCGACTGGGGATCGAAGACGTCGATCGTCGGGAACATGAAGTACGTCACCGACCCGCAAACGATGCTCAAGGCGAAGGCGCAAGCCGAAGTGTGCCGCGAGCTGGCGCCCGACGTGCTCATGGGAATCAGCTACACCAGCGAAGAACTCGAATCGGAGGACCAGCGGCAGTTCGAGAACGACCAGCGCGCCGAGTCCGTCGGCGCCACCCGTCCGGTATCGGTCGACGAGATTCTGGCCGAGGAAGTCCCGCTCGACGACGGGCCGATCCCCGAGCCGGCCGCGGCGCCGGCCACCGAGGCGCAGGACGCACCAGAACCGGAACCCGAGGCGGAACCCCACCAGACGCCGGCCGGCGACGTGAGCGAGGACCAGGGCGACGGCGCCCCGAGCCCGGAACCGTCGCCGGCCGCGCAGACCGAGCCCGAGCCGGCCACCGGCGGCGCCGACCCCGAGTTCGACCAGGCGCACGCCGACATGCTCGCCGAGAAGGCGAAGGCGGAAGCGGCCGTCCGGCAGGCCGCGACCGATCGCGAAGCGAAGGCGAAGTCGGCGTCGATCAGCAAGGCGCGCTCGACGGCGCCGGCAGCTGATCCCGAGCGTCCGAAGTCCCGTATGCGGAAGGCGCTCGAAAAGCGTCTCTTCCCGCTGCTGGGCGAAGCCGGCCTGTCCGACGAGAAGGATCGCGACGGCCGGATCGCGCTCTATCGCGCCGTGCTCGACCGGGACGACGTGAACTCGACGGACGACCTGGACGACGTGGCGATCGGCAAGGTCGCCGACCAGCTGTACGCCTGGTCGCAGCAAAACGTGCTCGACGACGAAGTGACGGCGATCCTGACCGACGCTGTTCGCGCCGAGTCCGAAGCCGGCGCAACCGCGCCGGCGCCCACCAGTGAAGGGAACGAGTAACCGATATGGGACTGATTACCGACCTGCCCGAAGACCTCCCGAGCACGAACGCGCTCGACAACGTGGAGGACGACGAGCAGGACCAGGCGCCCGAGAAGGGCACCGGCGAGCGCGCCGAAATCTATCTGTCCGGCGCTCACGTCTGCACGCTCGACGACGCACCGGGCAACCGGCAGCGGATCACGCTGATGTGCGAAGTCGAGGTCACCGAAGAAGCGGTCCGGGCGAACGGCGACGACGACGTTCCGATCCGCAAGGTCCGCCGGATCGGCGACATGTACCTCCCCGGCACGAAGCGACCGCCGACGAACGAAGAGATTAAGGCGATGGCCGACGCTGCGAAGGCGAAGGCCGCGGCCGAGCGGGCGGAAGCGGAAGAGGCCGAGCGCGCCGAGAAGGAACACAACGAGCCGCCGATGTTCGACGAGGAAGGCGAGCCGGTCGATCCCGACGCGCCGAAGCCGCCGGCCGACGACGAGGACCAGGGCGACGCCGAGCCGGCGCCGGCCGATCCCGCCGTCGTCGAGTTCTCGGATCGGAAGCCGAAGTGAGCCGGCGTCGCGGTCCGGGCGACGGCGGCGCGATCGCGTTCCTGCTGTTCTGGCTGTTCGCGCTGCTGCTGGGGCTCGCGTTTTGGGCCGGCGTGATCTGGCTGATCGTCGATCTGTGGCCGCACCTGATCGGCGCGCTCGATCGGGCCGGATCGTGAGCGCGCGGCCGATCTACGTCCGGCAGCAGGAGGCCGGACCGAACGCGTCCAACGTCGGCGACTACTGGTACACGCTGTCGATGGGCAACGGCGAGAAGATTCTCACGTCGAAGATGTACCGGACCCGCGCTCGCGCGATCCGGGCGGCGCGGAAGTTCATCGCTCGGCTGTCCGGGCCGGTAGTTTTCACCTACCGCACCGGCACGACACCGACGCGGGCCGCGGAACGGCTCGCACTGGGACACACCAGCGTCTTCGCGAATATGCGGGTGCGTGAGGAACGCTTCGGCTTCCCGACGGACGGCGACCTGATCACCGACGTCTGACCCACCAGACCGGGCGCCGGCCGGTTCAGCACCGAGCCGGCCGGCGCCCACCTATCCCACCAGGAAGGCACCACCATGAGCCACCCCGACGTCGGCCGCTTCGCACGCGCGCTCGCCGAGTTCGAGATACGCGAGTTCGTCGAAGAACTCGGCTACAGCTTCCAGACCGGGCCGCAAGGCGTGATCGTGCTGATCCCGTCCGACTTCGACGAGTCCACCGTCCAGTACGCCGACCCGCAACCGGGCGCCCGCTACATTCTCGGCGCCGACCTGCAACCGCGCCGGCAGCACGAAGGCGGCGACGAGTGCGCGGATTGCGGCGTGAAGCTGACCGCGCTCGACCGCTGTCAGACCGTTGTCCCGAACCCCGCCGGCGGGCTCGGCTTCACGCTGCGCTTCGTCTGCCCCGAGCACTACCGCAACCCGAAGGCGTGAACGCCGTCGAGGTCCAGGCGGCGAGCATCGCGGCGATCCGCGCGAACCTCCCGACCTGTCACGGCTGCGGCGTCAACGTGAAGCGTCAACCCGTCGAGCACCGGCCGGACTGCACCGTCTCGCCGTCGCCGATGATGTGCGCGGGCCCGGATTGCGACGCGATCCGGCTCCCGTCCGAGAAGAGTCCGGTGTGGTCCTTCGACCCGAACACCGGCGAGTATCACTGCCCAACCCACCAGAAAGGCACCACCAGATGAGTAACCACGAAGCGATCGTCTTCGACGACCGGGCCCGCGCGTTCGTCCAGGCGCGCGAACTGATCGAGCAAGCGCAGGCCACCCGGCAGGAGTGGACGCAAGCCGTGCTCGACGACCGCGACACCCCGGACGAACTGCCGGCCGAATACTGGGCCGCGATCGCCGAAGCGAACGTGCTCGCGCAGCTGGCACAGTCCGACCCCGCCGTCGGCTATCTCGCCGGCGCCCACATAGTCGCGAGCAAGCCCGACCGGCGCGACCTCCGTCGCGAAGCACGGCGCCGGCTCGGCTCCGTCGAAGCGCGGCGATCGCTGCGGCCGGAAGCCGAGCGCGGCACCAACGACGTCGCACCGTGGGCCGAAGGGATGGACGTCGAACTCACCGCCGGCGAGCACGCCGGCCGGCGCGGACGAATCTACGTGCTGGTACCGGGCGAACGCGTGATGGACGTCGAGCTTGCCCCACCGGGCCGGCCGGACGACCCGAGCGAACCGATCATGGTCCGCGCCGTCTCGTACAACGACGTGAAGCTGGCGGACGTCTGATGGCCGGCTCAACGAACGAGAACGTCGCGATCTTCAACCCGCTGATCCTGCCGCTGCCGGCGTGGCACCCCGACGGGCCCGACGGCACGATCGACGGCTTCGTGGTCCCGTTCGTGCTGCCGGCCGGCCACGATGGGAAGTCGACGTGGCAGAACCGGCAGGCGAAGATGCACGTCCGGCCGACCGATCACGGCTGGCGAGCGTCGCTGCTCAACTGTCAGGACCACGCCGAGACGGCCGCTCAGGCTCGCGCGCACGCTGCCGCATGGATCAGGGCCGCGGAACTACTCGAAGCGCAGGAGAGGCGCATTGCGGCCGAAGCGCGGGCCGCGGCCGAAGACGACGTGGTGGACGCCGAAGTGGTCGACGATGACGAGGACCAGGACGACGAGCCCGAGAAGACGATCGTGATCGGCTCCGACCAGCTGGTCCGCGTGACGGCCGGCGAGCACGCCGGCCGCGAGGGACGGATCGAGTCGTCGACTATCTGCGCCGGCGAGCCGATCACGTATCACGTGCTGCTCAAGCCGGACGACGAGCGGAAGCGCGGCTTCGAGACGGTCCCGATCACGGACGGCGCGCTCGAAGTGGTCGACAACCCCGGCCCGACGTGCCCCGCGTGCCTGCACGGAACCTGCACGCTTCACGCCGGCCACGGCGACGAGTGGGCGAACGCGCCGGACAACCCAGACGGTTCGTGCGCCGGCTGCGGCGTCTATGTCGACAACGAGCACGACGCGAACTGTCCCGTCTACCTGGCGCGGTTGCGCCGCGGTCCCCGATGATCGCCGTCGGGATCGACCCGTCGCTTGCGTCGAGCGGCGTCGCCGTCCTGGTCGACGGGAAGGTCGCGCACTACGCCCGGTACGGCCGACCAGGGCACAACGGCGCGACGTACACCACGCGAAGCCGGCGCGTCCGTCGCATGATCCGTGAGGTCACCGAAGCTGCGCTCAGCTGCGGCCGGCCGGACGTCTTCGTGATCGAGGAACACCCGTACGCCGTCGGCAACCAGGGCAACGAGTTCGATCGCGCGGCGATCTGGCACGGCATCTTCGGGAACATGGATTCTCGAGAAATCCCCGGCGTCGTGATCGGCAACACGAAGGCGAAGTCGTGGGTTACCGGGATCGGCAACCCCGGCAAGACGGGCGTGATCGAAGTGATCGACGAGTGGTACGCCGACCAGCTGACGCACCCCGAGCGACCGGGCCCGCTCGCCGGCTGGCCGAAGAACCGCAACGCCGATGACGTGGCCGACGCGCTCGGCTTCGCCACGATGGGCGCGTTCAAGCTCGGCGATCCGATCCCGTTCGAGCCGAAGGAACGGCACCGGACCGGGCTCGCGACGCTGCCGTGGCCGAAGATCGCGACGGTCCGATGAGCGCGTGGATTCACGCCGAGGACTGCCCCGCTTCGGTCGGTGGCCGCACGTGCCGCTGCGGTCGGGACCAGGCCGAGCACCAGGGCGACGACGAAGCGAACACGACGTCGGGCTGGTCCGCGGAATGCACCGACTGCCCGTACACGATCGAGCCGATGTACGGTGCTCGCTGCTTCCCGCGCACCGAGTCCGGCGATCGCGACGACGTAGTGGAGTGGGTGCGCCGGCACGTCGAGCGCTTCCCCGGTCACCGGCCGATGGTCGCGCAGTTCACGCGCTGGGTAGTCCACGTGTCGCAGGTCAACCCGACCGTCTTCGCGACGCTGTTCGGCCGGCTTCCCGAAGACGACCGCGATCCCGTCGCCGAGCTACTGGACACCGTGCAACGCGTGAAGAACATCGTCTGGCAGAACTTCGGGATCGAGCCCGGTATCCCGACGCGAGCGCTGCCGGCCGGCACGCTCCCCGAACAGATTGGATTCTGAGCATGACCGTGCTTTTCGACATGGAACACCGGCACGATCCCGCGGCCGGCACGTACGGCGACTGTTGGCGCGCGTGCATCGCGACCGTCACGCAAACGCCGATCGAGCACGTCCCGCACTTCGTCGGCGATCACTTCGACGAGGACCAGGCCGGCGCGAAGCTCGATCCGCCGGCGCCGGCACGGTGGCTCGAAGCGACGCAAGAGTGGCTTCGAGGTTGGTACAACTGCCTGGTCCTGTACTACGACCAGCCGCGCGCGATGCGTCCCGAGTATCGGGCCGAGCCGAGCGCGTTCGAGTGGGTGATCTACTCCGGGCCGTCTCCCCGTGGCGAGTGGCTTCACTGCGTCGTCGGCGACCAGGCCGGCAACGTCGTTCACGATCCGCACCCGGACCGGACCGGGCTCGCCGGCGAACTCGACGGTGTGTTCGTGATCGTCCGGGCCGAAGACTGGCGCGAGCCAGTCCCGTACGACGAAGCCGAGTCGGTGCCATCCTTGGAGGATGGCGAGAAGTCGAGGCAGTAGAGGGAAGCGCGGGGGAACCCGGAAGTCGCTCAAGAAGCCGGCGCTGTACGACAAGCTCCGCGCGAAGGGCTACTCGAAGACGAAGGCCGCTCGGATCAGTAACGCCGTAGCGGCCGGCACGATCGACCATCACCGCGGCCGGCGGAAGTCCGTCTCGTCGCGACTCACCAGGAAGAAGAAACGCTGATATGTCCCGAATCTGGGCACCACTACCGCAACCCGAGCCGATCGACCGGCCACCGATCCCGGCCGGCGCGTGCTGGTGGCGCCGGCTGCTCACCGCGAACGCCGACGGGCATCACCTGATCGTCCACACCTACCCGGACCGCGGCGGCGACGAACCGCGGCTCGGTTGCTGGGAATGGTTCGACGGGCTCGACGTCCAGCTGGTGTTCGGGCACGACGTGATCGACGTCCGCTTCGAGGGCCGCGGCCGGAACGTCTACCTGGACGTGCTCGCGCTGCCGGCGCCGTTCCTCCGCGGTTGGGCGAACCTCACCGCGCCGGACGACGAGGACCAGCGTCATCCGGGCTGGTCCGGGCTCAGCATGTCGCACGCTTCGCTGCCGGCGCTGCCGTACGCGTACGCGCCGAAGATCACCGACGAGTCGAGCGTCCACGTTCTGCCGCTCTGACCAGCGAGACGACATTGTGGGTCGGGCGCGTCCAAGTGGCGCGTCCGACCACAAAGGGGTATAGTCGTAGACATGAGCAACCCCACCAGCCAGACCAGCTTCACGATCGAATGGGACATGGGCGACTACCCCGGATTCGAGTCCTACGACGAAGCCCGCGACTTCCAGCGCGCGCACAAGATGACCGGAAGCGTCATCGTCCCGGCAGGAGTCCAGGCGTGATCACACTCACCAAGCGCGCCGGCCAGCACGAAGGCTCGATCGACGGGATCGCCGTCGCCGTCCGTGAACAGACCGACGCAGCGCAGCGCGCGAACGGCACCTGGTTTCTCTCGATGAACGCGACCGACACGAAGCTGTCGGCGATCCTCAAGTGCTCCGCGCAGTTCTTCACGCTCACCGAAGCGCGCGCATTCGCGAACGCCGTCATCGAGCGCGCCGGCGCCAACCCGACCCGCTTGCAGCTGCTCGCAGCGTTCGATGCCGTGCTGGCCGGTCCCGACGCGATCGTGGACCTGGACGCCGGCACCGAGCCCGCGGGCCCGATCGTTGTCGTCCCGTGCGGCGCGCAGAAGCTCGACCAGCCGGCGCCGGCCGCGAAGCTCTACACCAGCCAGCACTTCGCGCTGACGCTCCGCGCGGCGCAGAAGCTCGCCGACGACCAGGGCGCCCGCGTCTTCATCCTGTCCGCGCTCCACGGGCTCGTCCCGCTCGATCGCGTCCTGGCGCCGTACGACGTGAAGATGGGCGACCGCGGTTGCATCACGCCGGCCGAACTCGCCGACCAGCTGCACGCGATCGCGCCGACCACGATCACGGCGATGCTGCCGAAGGCATACCGGACCGCGCTCGAACGCGCCGGCGCCGAAGTCGTCGACCTGTTCGCGAACGCACCCGGCATCGGCTACCAGCGCGGCGTCGCGTCGCAGATTCTCGCGAGCCGGCAGCACGCGACCGCCGTCGACCCCGCCGGCTTCGTCTACGCCGAGACGCTGTTCTGATGCGCGTCGGCGACCTGTTCACCGTGACCGACGTCGAGACGTTCCCGTGCCGGCGATGCGGCCGGCCGTCCGTCATGCTCTACGACGGGCCGATCCACTTCGAGCGCGACCCCAACGGCGCGAAGACCGCCTGGAACGACTGCAAGCCGGCCGACGTCGCGAAACCGCCCACCCTGTTCTGACCCGCAGTACCCAACCCACCAGAAGAGAGAAGTTCACCATGTACCGAATCGCCATCACCACGACCGCACTCGCAGCTGCGCTCGCCGTCCTCCCGATCGCGCCGGCCACCGCGGCGAGCGACGCCGTGTACCTCGGCGGCACCGGAACGGGCACCGGCCTGCCCGCGCTGCTCGGCACCGGCGGCGACGGCTCGGCGTTCGCGCGAGCGTTCGTTCCCGACCTGGACCAGCGGACCGACGTCATCTACAACGGCTCGCCCGTCGCCAACCCGCACGATGCCGTGCCGGCCGCGCTCGCTGCCATCCAGGCCACCGACGACCCCGCCGTCGTGATCGGACTGTCCAAGGGCTCACAGGTCGCACGCGCGGCCGAACAGCAGGACACCCGGACCGACACGCGTTACGTGCTGGTCGGCGACCCCGACGACGACCACGGGATCAGCCGCACGTTCGGACTGTCCGCGCCGAAGCAGGAGTTCACCCACGACGTCGAAATCGTGGTGGCCGAGTACGACGGCGTGGGCGACATGCCGGACCGTCCGAACCTGCTCGCCACCGCGAACGCGCTCGCCGGCTGGGCGTTCGTTCACCCGAACTACGGCACCGGCGGCGACGCCGACCCGCTGACCCGTCTCGACGAAGCGAAGGTCACGACGTCGAAGAACCCGAACGGCACCACCACTACCCGGAAGCTGATCCCGACCCGCGAGCTTCCGTTGCTCAAGCCGCTACGCGACACCGAGCGCACTCTCACCCGCGGCCGGGACGACTTCACGGACGCGATCGAGAAGCCGTTGCGTGACCGGATCGACGCCGGCTACTCGCGCAACGACAAGCCGAAGACGACCACGACGACGCCGAAGTCGACCACGACGTCGAGCACCAGGACGACGGACACCGGCAGCGACACCGGCAGCGGAAGCGACGCCGGCACCAGCACGGACGACTGACACCACATGTAGCGACGCGAATCGCCGTCTGCCCCAACGGGTAGACGGCGTTCGTGTGCAGCTGGACAACCGGACGGCCGGCGGGTAGGACTGGCGTCTACACAACTTCACACCCGTGAGCGGGAATCTCCTACCAGAACGCAAAACGGGCCCGAACCGAAGTTCGAGCCCGCTCGCTGCGAGAAGTCTTCCGACAGACCGCCCGCTCACACCCTTTGCCGATGTACCTGCATCGTAAACCCCAGGTCCGACCCTGACCAGGCCGAGCAACAGCCGCAAGCCGTGAAATCCGGTAGATGGTGAGTTCCAATCGTGCCTATCGGTTACGGCACTCGATCGCAGACGGACGTGTCGCTTACCTAGAAGGCGTGCCCGACGACACCACGCGCTGCCGGCCGCACAGATGCCGGGTACCGCTGCGAACCTTCCGGCCACGTGGTCCGAGTAATTCCCGGACCTGCTGCACACGTACACCGAACGACGTCCTGACGACGCGATCGGCTTCGGGTAGCACCTGTTCGCAGGGCTACCCGTGCCCTCACTCTGAACCCTCCGACGCAATGGACGCTCGCCGAGCACCTGATCAGGACCGCAAGCGGCTATCGTCGGAGACGCGACCAGATCGCCGACCAGGAGGAATGAACGATGGCACTCAGCGACAAGACCAGCACCGCGACCGACGCGAAGACCGACACCGACAAGTCGAGCGAGCCGACGTCGAGCACCAGCGCGACCGACGCTTCGACCACGGCCGGCGCAGCTGCGGCCGGCGTCCAGGCGCCCACCGCGGCGCCGAGTTCGGCCGGCGGCGCAGCGACCGCGCAGCAGGACTCGACGGTGAAGGTTCAGATCGAACAGGCGCCGGCCGAGCCCGACGTGCTGTATCCGGGCGACGCGTCCGACGCGACCAATCCGGCGCGTCCGCACGTGAAGGCGGATTACAAGCCGTTCAAGTGGTAGACGGTTCGGGTAGTCCGCGCCGATGAGCACCGGCAGGAACACGGCGACTCGCGATCGGGATCGTCTCTCGATCCGGCGCGGACACCCGGACTGCGGCTCGCCGTACCACGATTGCAAGGCGCGGTTCCCGAACTGCGGTATCTGCGGCGAGCCCATCGACTACGAGCTTCCCTACCTGGACCCTTGGGAGTTCGTTGTCGACCACGTGATCCCGCTGATCGCCGGCGGCGAAGACGTTCTCTCGAACAAGCAAGCGGCGCACCGCTGCTGCAACCGTGACAAGTCCGACCAGGTGGAAGAGGACCAGGCCCACCAGCACGGGACGACGTTCGTCACGACACGCACCTGGTAGCACAACGCACCAGCCCACCACCAAGGACGACACCACCATGAGCACCACAGACGCAGAGCGCAACGCATGGGCCACACTCGACGCTGCTATCGAGGCGTGCTTCGCAATCCCTGATCCTGAACGTCCAGCTGGTGCAGTGCCAGTAGACGCGTGCCTGATCGTGGGTGTGCAGCACGTCGAGAATGACGGCGCACGTATCGGCTACGTCGAACTGTTCCCACGTGCAGGCGGGCAACCGAGCTACGTCACGCGTGGCCTACTGGTCGACGCTGATCACCTACTGACACGCATCGAGGACCAGGCCGAGCACGACGACGACACACCATGAACAGGGCAGCACGACGTGCAGCACGGTTCACCAAGCAGGGCCGACGCGATCACGCCATCGCGACCGAGCACATCTGCGAACACGGCAACTGGATGAAGACCGACGGCAACGGCGATCCCATGTGTCCGCATGGTTGCGGATTCCGACCCGAGGACCGGGTACGCCGTGAGCGTGGACGACAGGCACTCGCATTCGCGCGCTCTACCCGCATCCGACCCAGGGCGGGTGACCCCTACCCGCCCACCACGGCGCCCCCCGTGGCAT